TGCTTAGCATTAGGGACACCAGAGGTTGTACTCTGGTCGTACCATTTGGATACCGTTCCGTCCTTGGAGGAAGTTAGGGTAAGTCCGTAGTTGCTCCCGATGTTCTCCTCAATGGCTCTGCGTTTGTCGGATTGGTCGGAGTTGTAGATGATGATTTCTTGGATAGTTCCATTAAGAAAGGTTTGTGATACAGTACCTCCGTTGCGGTTACCAATTAAAAAGTTACTTGAACCAGCAGAGAAATTGTAAGTTCCCGAACCAGTGGCAGACGTGCCAGCACCATTTACCAATAAACCTGCGTCTCCATTGTTATAAACGGCTGACAATAAGTCCGTACCTGTTGACCTCGGTATTTCGTCAACATTTACTGCATTTTTATTACTAAGTTTAAATTTAGAAGCATCGGCATAAAGAGAAGACCCGTTACTGCCAGAAGCGTTTCCGTAAAGATACCCAGATTCAGCCGTTGCTACAGTCTGAACACTAAAGGCACTGAAGGTTCCAGAAGATGATGCTGTAATTACTGGCTCACCGCTTACTGCTAGGAAATCATTCAACCCATCAAACTTCAAAGCAGGAGGGCTCAACTGACCATCAGGCATTATTCCAGTATGAATAAAGTAACCATCTTCAACAATCTTAGGCTGACTCGCAGGAGTCCCCTGAGTTGCGTGGTTGTCGTTGCCTGACTGGTCGTACCATTTGGATACGAAGCCGTCATTACCAGCTCCCACCCAAGCCACCAGCGTCTCATGCGTAACCTCAGCAGCCGTAAAGGAACGCAGTGCGTTATCACTACTACGGCGAACCTCGACTACATTACCTGTGTAGCTGGAGCTAAGGTTACGAAGACTGTAGGCGGCCGCTGCTGCACCTGCAGTGTCCAGTGGTAAAGCATTAGCAAAGCTAGTGTTGACCCAAGCCGCAAGGGTTCCATCTGTTACCTCGGAAGCTTTGAAGTCCTTTAAGGCTCCGTCAGTATTACGACGAACCTCGACTACGCTACCCGTATAGGAGTCACTAAGGTTACGCAGGGAGTAAGCCGCTGCTGCCTCAATGATAGGGCCGTCACGACCCGTAGCTGTAAGCTCACGTAGGTCAAGGGGCGGTGTAATCTGCTGGTTTACCCAGTTCGTTAGAACCGAAGTGCTAATGTCCTGAGCCGTAAAGTCCCGTTCGTTATTGTCGCTCTCACGTCGAACACGGACAACCGAAGGGCTGTCCGATCCTAGGTTGCGCAAACTATACGCAGCCGCAGCCCCTTCAGCAATCTGAAGAGGGCCTTCGCCTACTCTGTCTGTAATTGGAGTATGACCTAGGGAACCCTTTAGGCTAAGGTACATATTAGTACTTGTGGCAGATTACTAGACCGCTCGTTACAGCAACTGCGCTGAACTGACCGTAAAGAATTGTGCCTGCACCAATACCTACACCTGTTAATACAGCCGAGGACTGATCAACATTATTTGCAGTAAGGACGGAAAAGTTAGTGTCAGTGACTAACTGAATTGCTCCGTAGCGTTTAGCTGTTACGGAGTCCCCAGCGTCAAGTACTTCTGATCCAACTGAGGAAAATTCTAAGGTATTGTTTCTTGATGAACTCATAATTGTATTATAGCACAGATGCTATCTGGATTGACGATTTACGTAAGTTGAAAACTTTTTATTAATTGTATTGTTGTTGGCTTTTTTATCTAGCCTAAGTAGTTCTATATCAAGCATTAATTTAGCTTGAGCAGCAGCCATAGCTGCTTTATCAGTTTGACCATCTCCAGTATAAAAATCGGATAGGGCAGTGTAGATAATATAATCAACAAACTCTCCTGGGATATCTGTACTGTCTGGAGTAAAGTTCGTTTGTAGTTCTTTCTTGTAAGTTACAAATACCGAAGTGCTATCCGATGTAATTAAGTTAAGTATATGTGCTCCAGTGGAATCTACATAGAACTCAAACTCTACAACAGAGTTCCTTAGAAATGGCTGGGTTCTATGAATACGTAAGAACTCACCAATAGTTTCTTTGGCTGCTTCTACGTATGGAACCGTTGCCGCTGGGTCTGTTAGAATCAATCTGGATTCACCTACAACTAAGTAACGTGGCCAGCTATCTGATTCATTGTAGGCACGGTAGACCGCACGATTTAACGAACTCGTCAAGAAGAACTCGTCAGCGGCGGTTAAGCTTTCCAGCCCAGCAATGGACTGAAAAGCATTTTTAACCTCAAGAAATGTAGCGTTAGATGGCATTACTGTACGTTATTGTTCAGTAGTGTTTCTGGCTTGTTCAATGCTGTTCCACCCGCTTGCACGTTGTGACGAGCGAACTGAGTCTGTGGGCGATACTGCAATACATCGTGACGAAACTGACGGCTTTGATTACGTACCTTATCAATTTCAGAAACAAGAATGATTTCAGAATTTTGATCCTCTACTTGAGCTTTGTCAGTCTGTCCATCACCACGTAGGAAATCTGCGTAAGCACCGAAAGCGCAGTACTCAAAGAACTGATATGGGATGTTTGGATTATCATTGGCTTCGTCGCCGTAGCTGCCCGATGAATAAGTACCGCCGTCAGCAATAACCGCTTCAAGGTCCTTACGATAAGTTGCGTATACGCTAATAGCGTCAAGAACTGTCGGGCTAATAATTTTTACTGATGGATAACCTCCAGAGTTTAAAGTTGAAACATATGTGTATTCTTCTGGGTAACGAGTATCTGTTGGATCAGTTTTGTGAATCCGAAACACTACATTGGAATCATTAGCTAGGTCTTTCCCAGTTCCATATGTTTGAATTGTATTGTCGTCTCCTGTTGCCAGTGCAATGGATTCTCCAATTACGGTAAAGTCAGGCCAAGGGTAGCGTTCAAACGCTGTGCGAACACGGCGATTAACTGCTTGCCGTAGAAATGATGCGTCAGTTGTTTCTAGTGAAGCTAGTCCAGCAATGGATTTAAAGCGTTCTTCTAGGTTTTGATACGTGATAGTAGGATAATTGGCCATAATATATTATAGTTTGTTAGGTGTAAGGTCCGAGAAATTCTTTTGGAAATATTGCAGGAACTCCTTGGAGTGCACTGTGTCTTGTCCGTATTTTTTAATAAGTCTAAAGTACTCACGGTGCGGAATTGTTGCAACGCAACGTCCCAGTACTGGGTGCACCTTGCCTCGTTCTTGAGTAGCTTCTTTGCGAGCTTGATCTACACGAGATGCTTCCGTTTGCTTTTCAAGTTGAAATCCATTTTTGATTTCATCCATAAAAGCCTGATCAAGTTCTGCATCAGAGTAAGTAGGGCCGTTATTTGTAATATTCATATTAAAAATTAAAAGTAAAAAAAGGGAGAGGCTGGGATTATACCAACCCCTCCCTGAAAAATCAAGCAGGATTACTGAGTAATCTTACCGTGAGCCTGTGGGTGGTAAACACCGAGGGTCAATGTGCAATCGCAGAATCCACGTTCGCCGCCACCAAGATTAGGTAGACGAGTCGAACCCATAGGGATCAGTTCGTGTACACCGTAGTAGTCAGGGTTGAGGAGGTAACCGTCATTGAAGTCCGAACCGCCAGCAAGAGTTGCAGGAGCAGTGTCTGGGTTCATGTTGACGATAGATACGATGCCGTGATCACTTTGGTAAAGCTCAACCGAGAGTTTGATCTCAGCCTTGTTACCATCGTAGTTTACTGCACGGATGCTTTCAGTTGCGCCAGCAGAAACACGAGCGAAGTCAGCGATAGTACGACGAAGACCAGTGTCAGCAACAAGCATAAGTTTGTTGGTGCTACCAGTTTGACGGTAGATCGAAGAGATCATGTTGTTAAGAGCTTCTTCACCAAAGGCACCAGAAGTGCTAATGTCGTAGATAGAAGCAGCAGGGGTACGGAAGTTCGCAGGAACGTCAGTAGGACCAGCAGAGTCGATCCAGTCACCAAGACCACGAAGGCCGTAAGGTGTACCAGCACCATCTTCGATGCTGCGATCTTGTGTACCGATCAATGTAGCTTCAACGTCACGCTTAAGCTCACGAATTGCTTTAGCTTCAGCTTGTGCAATCTTAGCTGGACCAACGGACTCAACAGCTTCTTGCAAGTCAGAGACCTGGAAGTTGCGGCGGAATTTTTGGACGTAGTTACCAAGACGAGCACGGCCAGCGAACTGATCGGTGAATGTAGTAACATCTGCACCTTCGTCTACACCAGCAATGCTAGGAGCAGAAAGAGCGTCTACGGTCCACTCAGTGAATGTAGCACTGGAGCGTTTCTTAGAAGCGGATGAAAGGACAGGAGTTTCTTCGGGAGCCAAGATGGTAAGTACATCTGTGAGGTCTTCACGATTGGAAACAGCGGAACCAGGATTAGTGGTGTCGAATGTATTTGAGAATGCCATAATATTTTATATTAGAATTTAATTTATCTGTTTTGTAATTGAAGGGTTCGGAGAGTAATGAAGTCACTCTTATCACCTGATTGCTTAAACTGAGTATTCAAGTTCTTGATTGATTTACTTGCACGGCTAGAAGGCTTATCTGAGCCTGCTGCACTAGGAGTAGAAGTATTTGATGGGTTAAGTCGTACCTTAGACTTAACGCTTTTTACTTCTTTCCGACCGTAGATACTATTAGCGGCGTGCGCTAACAGGTACGGCATCTGTGCTTTAACGTCAGACGGTAAGCTAGTCATTAATGTCTCGACCCTAGGGTCGCCCATAATGGCCTGGTACTCACGCCGTGTATCGTTGTCCTCGCCTTTCATCCAGGGTAGCTCAGCTTCAGCCTGAGCACTTAGGTGCTCCTGCATCTGGTTGCTTTGCTCTACCTTCTGGATCTCTACCAAGCGAGCAGGAAGGAATTTGTCACGAGCCTTACGTGCCTGCAATAATGCATTGCGGACATCAGCCTTAGTCATCTCCTTACCTTCTACTTCCGTGACAACATCATCAGCTTCATATCCGTCTGCATTGAACATAATGTCCTCTGCCCATTCAATAACATTACTAGCATCCGTAGCTTTTGATTGCAGGTCCTCAAGAGTCCCTACGCTATCAAACGGATTGTTTGTAATTTCTTGCTTTGGTTTAAGCGGATTGTTTTGCTCGGCAGAAAGTTGGGACTCCAGTTGTTGGAGTTTTTCCTCTGCTGCCTTGCGTTTAGCTGTGAGTTCTCCAAAGCGAGCTACTGCACGGCTGCCTAGCTTATCGGCTAGTTCCCGCAGTTCCACTTCGGACATGTCATCTAAATCAATCTGAGAAAGAACTTGCTCTTCTGTTTCCGCTTCGGGAGTTTCGTCTTCAGTACTCTCGTCTGATTCCTCTACTCCTTCTACTTCTTCAGTAGCAATTTCGTCGGCTACCTCTTCTTCAACCTCGGGAGCTTCTTGCTCTTCTGGTTGAGGCGTTGGCTGCCCTAAGCGTTGGATCGCAAAATCCTCTGCTGTGATATTTGTCTTTTCCACTGTAGTATTTTCAGGTTCAGCGATTCCCGTTGTGACTTCGTTGTTCATATATTTCCACTCTTCAACGCTGAGCGATAGCTATGTTTGCATTATAGCACACGAAATGTATGCTATGAAATTATTCGCTGGATGAAGTCTCTGCCCAGCTGGCCATTGTCATAATCTGATCGTAGCTTAAAATGCGACCTGATAACTGCTGTAGCTTATCAGTTGGCACCTCGTGCATTTCTGCGATGCACTCTTCACGCATCTGCTTGATTAGATCAATAAAGCGGTTAAACGAATCGTGCCGCTTTAGATGTTCAATGTCTTCTTGAATAGTCATATTAGTATTGTCCCATATCTTGGGTTCCTACTTCCCCCATCTGTGCTGGAGTTGTACCGATGCGGCCAATCTCAGCGTTCTGCATTTGTTGCATTTGGAATTGGTACTGACCTGCGTACTTCTGTAGGCGACCCGCAAAGGCTTCGTCCTCTTGTAGCTTTTGCTGGATGTCAGGCTGCTGACCGTACTGCTCTAGTACTTGCATTGCAATCTGTCCGCCGCTTGCACGAGCGGGCATTTCAATGCCAGCGTAGATTTTAGTCAGGTCATCTGTAACGTCCTTGACTACTTGCTGCTGTGCATCCTCTACAGGAGTAAGTACAGCGTCCGCTAGGATTGGGTCAATGCTACTTGCTAGTACTGATAACAATTTGTCAACGTCGATGCGACCATTGCGGTCCAGTTGAATTAGTTGAGTCATCTGAGCCAGCTTAACTTCCTGGGACTTAGGGTCCGTGTTTAGTACATCGTAGTTGATAGTAATATCAAAGTTTGAATCAGGGTCACCTCGGTCCATAACTTGTGGGTCAGGGACTCCAGTTACACGGAAGAACACTTCGTCTGGACCAAAGCGTTGGAAGCAACGATAAGCCATACGCATAACCTCTGCATTGTGCTGCAAGAACTTGTCCACGAGGAACTGCTTGCGTACACTAGAGATCTGAGAGTCTTCGTCTAGTCCGACTAGGCGATCTGCTAAACCCTCTAGGGTCTGCTCAATCTCAATAGATCCAACAGGTGCAGGAGGCACAGGTGCAAAGTCCAGGTCACCCTTACGGCGATAAGGAATCATACGACCAGGACCCCAGTCACTTGGTGCCTGACCTACTGGGTGCAGGATAGGGGGTAGCGTAGATAAACTGTTGCGATCAATGCGAGAGTCACGCTCTACCTTAACT